TTAAAGATGTAATAGTTGATACTAAAGCTACAGCATACATTAGACGACTTAAAACTAAGAATAATATGGTAGATCCTAAATGGTATCCAAAAGCAGCAGATGTACGTCAACAATGCTTATACAGAGACCTATTTGGCAAAGAAACTATGTTATTATATTGTTCTCCAAAAGATCAATATGTAGTTGATATGGTTGAAAGAGATGAACTTCAAACATTAATTAATGCTATGAAACACATAGAACACATACTAGATATATGCAAAACAAAAGATGATGTTGTACGCATATTTCCTTTGGTATGCGACAACTTCAGATGGAAGGGTAGTCCTGGATCTGAGGAGTTTGCAAAAGAAATTTGGACAAAAGCTTTGAAATAGACTATAAAAAGCTATGCAAAAATTTGGTCAAATAATAAAACAAATAAACAATAGGAGACAGATAATGGAAACTGAAACCTTTGAATGCTCATTTAAAAGAGCTTTTGAAAAAGATAATGGTGGCGTAACAGTATACGTTACTAAAGATGATGGTACTGATATGACAATATATGGTGAGGCATTAGGTGCATCACGTTGGCAAAAAGGTGCTAGACTTAAAATAGCAGCACAACCTGTTAGAACAAGTAAGACAGGTAAACAATATCAAACAGCAGCATCTATTGAATTGCTTGATGGTGAAGTTGCAGTACCAACTGGTAACACAACAGCATCAGCACCAAAAGATTCTAGTGCACAGTGGAAAGAAAAATATAGATTAACTATGAGTAATTTACTTTCTGCTGCTATACAATCAGGTAATCAAGTAAACTTTGATGAGATTGATGGTTATGTACGTAAGATACTTAATGCACAATATGATGGTGATGAGGCACCATTTTAAATGATTTCTTTACTCCCTCTATGGTAAAAGAAACGCTGGGTAACATTATTAATTGCTCCTAACAATTTATGGTTGCCCAGTGTATAAAATTGAATGAGCAAAGTAAGTTATCTGGAATTCAAACTAAATTTAGAACTAGCAGGGATAAACACATTTCAAAGAGATGATTGGGTACAACAATTATATAAAAAATATTTAAAGGAGGATCAAAGTGATTACAGAGAAACGATTAGAAGATGCCTTATCATACCTCGCAGGGACTGATGAGACTTCTGCTAAAGCAAATGCTAATGTAAAATATTTAGATAGATTACTTAAACGTAAGAAAGCATTACACATTACAGGTAATAAAGAAGATAAAAGTATATCTGCAAAAGAACAAACTTATTATGCTAGTGATACTTATAAAGAAGCTATAGATGAATTGTTTAAAGCTGAAGTAGAAGCTAGTACATTAGAAAATAAAAGAGATAAAGAAGGTCTTATTATAGATCTATTTAGAACTCTTGAAGCAAGTAGACGTAAAAATAATATATGATTTATAAGTTTAAAAGATGGGTAATCTTACCTGCGTATACAGAAATATTTATTAATGCGTCAAATGATGAAGAAGCATTTAAAATACTTAAAGCGATTGACCCTAAAACTTTGAACTGGACAGAAGCTGACGTTGTGGATCAGCGTATGACATACGAAGTGATAGATGAAAAGTCCAGAACTTAAATTATTTAGAGCAATAATAACACAAGCTATTGAAGATGCTATGTATGATGGACTGTATAAATATAAAATTATAGAGAAACGTGAAGCTATTGCTTGGCTTACAGGTAACTCAAGTGATTTTAAAATGATATGTCATTATGCTGATTTAAACGCAGAGTATGCATCTATTAAGTTTACTAAAGCTATGAAGTTAGATATATATAGTATTACTGATAATCAGTATAAAGTAATGAGTAACAAACCAAAAAGACCACATGGTAATACTAAAAACTATAGATTAACATTTAATGACTAACAAAGATATATTTAAAGATATGACTTATAACTCACTAAACAAACAGGTAGATGGCGATCATTATAAAGGTATGAAGATTGAGCCAGCTCTTTTTATAAATGAAAATAACTTACCATATGCCGAAGGTAACGCCATTAAGTATATATGCAGACACAAGAAGAAAGGTAAGAAAAAAGATATAGAGAAGGCTATCCATTATCTTGAGATGATTCTTGAACGAGATTACGATTAGCTTTTCTGTTATATAATTTTTTTGATTTTTTAATTCTTTGATACCAATGAGTAAGCTGTTTAGCTATTGGATTTCTTTTTTTATTTGGCTTATTCACAACTAGAGTACCTACCCAATATCCTAAACACATTATTCTAATATTAATTTTTTAATAGATTTTTCTCCCATGTAGATTTCTGTTTCAGCCATCGACTTGATGCACTGATACTCAATGTTTGATCCAGTATTACTACGTGAAGCAATTCTTTTACCTTTAAGACATTGAGACATAGAGTCTTGTATTCTATGTTCCTTGATCTCTCCATTAACTATTAATAAAAGTGCTATTACAACTTCTGTCATTTAGTGTGTTCCATTTGTATATTTCATTTCTCTATTAGAGTCTTTTAATTCTTCAATATCTTCTAACGCTTTATCTAATTGTTTTTCAATATGTTCTAACATTACTTGGTTATGTATATTTTTATCTAACAATTCTTGGTGTTTTTCTATAGTTTCGTATAGATCTTCCAATAATAAAAATTGTTCTTTATCTACTGTAGTTTGTTCAGAAGCTTTAAGTAGATCTGCATTCATAAGCTCTCTGCTGGTTTCCAAGCTGGTAAGCCTGGCAGTGATCTCTGTATATGCAAAGATACCCATAGCTACTGCTATTATTATACCAACCATATTTTTGATTGGCATTGCTACATTAGTGTTTTCGTTTAATTTCATGAAATATTGGTAATGATTTGCCTGACATATAAAAACATTTTAAACAATATTTAATTCTATCAAACATAACATATCTATTTGTTATTTTGTTTTTACAAGTATCGCATTTAGAGTGCTTAGGTTTACCTATAATTGCTGTCATTTAGGTTTTCTCATAATATCAGCACCTTTAAGACCATATATTGCACTAACAATTCCAATAAAAATTGCTTGATACCAATATGGTAAGTTCTTAAAGTATTCAAAAAACATATCTAGTCTATCACGAATCTCAGCATCGTCAGTGAAAATAGAATACACCAATACAAGGATAGGCAAAGATACGAGAATAAGGACAAATTCGTCTTTGTAACCTTGATCATTACTCTCAATAACTTTCGCTTTATATTCAATTTCACCTCGTGCCATTTTTTCGGCATGAACTGCCTGTGCGTCTGACATCAAACGCTTTGTTTTTTGTTTGTTCTGATATATATGAGAGGCTGTTTTAACGCCCATACTTAATAAATTCAACCACATATTATTTCTTTTTTAGTTTGTACATAACTTTAGTACTCCCACCCATATAGTGAGTATACTTGCTATTTTTGTGTAGTTTCTCCCAGCCATATTTATGTAGATTAAAACCTATATGCATAATTAAGCTGAAGAACCAGTTGGATGTCCTTCCCATGCTTTGTACATTCCTTCCACAATAAGCTCATCATCGTATGGTTGCATACCATTTTCCATTTGAATTATAGATTTAACAAGAGGTAAGTATGCCTCTATGCTGTTATCTATGTCATCCATAGGTTCTATTTCCATACGTTTTGCAACGAACTTAATATATGCTTCAGTATCATTTTCTGATGGGGGAGCCCATCTTCTAATGATTGAGTCTATATTTTTTTTGTCATGTGTGAATCTGTATGTAAGTAAGATACGCATTAATGCACGTATACCCATTACGGCTTCACCAAATGTACAAAACGTAGGATCTGACTGCTCTGCAGCCAAACCATCCCAGTCTGTACCTAGTTTAATGTTACCTGGATTCTTATTTCTAATACCTCTAGGTAATTTTTCTATTCCATCTGCCATTGTCTTTTAATACCATTGGGATTAATTTAGGCAATCCATCAATGATTACTCCTGTTCCTATTACTGGTCTAGACTTCTGAAGTTTATTATATTCAAAAGCTAAACTTTTCATGTTGATTAAACACCCAACTTGCATCCCCCAAAGTAGTTCATTTGGATTACTCCAATAGTCTATTTTGAATGCTGTATGATAGTGCCCTTGTACTGTGCACATACCATATTGTTGAGCAACTTTTAAAACATCTTTGTATTTACCATGACAGAAATATATCTTCTGTCCATTAGATGCCTTTAGAATTAAATCCTCATGCCATGTCCAACCTTTACCAACACCTAACATAGTATTATAAGATTTGAATACTTCGTGTGGTAAACCATGTCTAGTAGCTTTTCTAAAAACTAAACTACCATGATTAGAGTCCATAACATATTGTTTTGGAAATAATTTTTCTAAATTTTTAAAAAATTCTCTTGCGACCTGCAGCTCATGACTTGGTGAATATAGTCCAGGATGAGAGTCATGAAATGATATACTATGCCAATCCATCTCATCACCTATATTGACTACAGTATCAGGTTTATATTTTTTTTTAATAGCAGCTAGAAAGTCTAGCGTGTCTATATGATGATAAGGAGCATGTTGATCACTTATCACTAATATTGATTTTCGCAACATATAACCTTTTACAATTTATAATAGGTATAGTCTAGAGTGTAAGGTACAACTATACAGGTTTACCTTTTGGTAAGATAAATTCTTTCTCTACGCATACAAACTTCATGTATATACCATGTTGGTTTATATCGTCTTTACCTATTTCTTTAGCTTTATTTATTGATTCTTGATGTCCTGCATTAAGACAAGTATACATATCATCATAATACGTATCCATCTCAACAGGATTAACACATGTTCCTGCAACATAGGAACACATAATCATAAATAATGCTATTTTTGTCATGCAAAAATGCTAGTGACTAAATATAATACTTGTGCTGCAACACCTAAACCAACAGCTGTTAAGATATATTGTATTCTATCTATATCTTTTTGCATATGTGCTAGGTGATTGTTTTCTATAGTATCAATCCTTTGATTGATAAGATCTATAGCTCCATGTATTTTAAGAATTTCTTCTCTATTTTCAGTGTGTCTACTCATTAAAATAATGTCTTATAAGGATCTCTTATAAGTCCTTTCGTTTTATATTGTGTATATCTTGGTCCTTGATATCTAGGATGTCCAAGTTGTCCTAACACAAAATCAACAGCAGTATCAGATGCAAGATCTAAGGATAGTCCTTGTTCTTGTAATCCTTCTGCTATATTTCGTGATGCAGACTGCAACCAAATAGGTAAAAATCTCATACCTACATGACCACCTATTTTTAGTCCTTTTTCAATCGCTTCATCATCTTTTTTAGTAATATTTGGACTCCACTTAGTAGTTAAGTATTGTTTATTAGTTAATACTTCTATTGTTGTTCTAGGTAGAGAACCAATCTTTTTAAGACCAGTTGATTGTGGATCTGTTATCCAATGGAAAGGCTCCATTAATTGTTTAGAAAATGTAAGTACTTCTCCATTCCCTAAGTCAATTCTTGTTGGATCTGTATTCTCTAATATTGAATGTCCACTAAATATATAGTTTAGTGCAGATCCTGCTACAGCATACGTAAGTGCAGCTCTAGCAAAATAATATTGATACATTCTACGTAATGCAGGATCAGATTCAAAGTTAGGTAATGATTTAGCAATAATCCTAATATTAGATATTGTCCAATCAGGAGCAAATAGAAGTAATTGCATATAACCTCTAGAAGCTGGTTGTAACGTAGTTTGAGCTAATCTTTTTAGTGTATCATTCTGTATTCTGTTCGCTAATTGTTCCCAGTTTTGACCACCAAATGCATCATTAGCAAATGTAGCAGCTTTAGTTGCTTTACCATATATTTGTGCCTGAGTATCACCAGGCATAATTCTTAATAGATTAGGTCTACCCATAAGTGTAGGTGCATCTAATACTGTAAGAAATGTATGGAGTTTAGCTGCTGTAAAAATTCTATCCCATGTAATAGTATCAAACCATCTAAATACTTTTTCTACTTTATTATTTGTAGATATACCAAAGTGTCTTTTTAAAAATGGATCTAATCCTCTAAGATTATAATAAAATCTATCAAATCCTGTATCTTCAGGTACA